GGTGAAGTTGCTGCATCTAAAGCACCAGTAGGATCCCATGTCTGAGATTTACCAACAGCGATATAATAGTTGTTATCTGAGTCACCTATTTTTGTACCAGTTGCTTCATCAAACAACTGTGTTAAAAATAATCTTTTAATCTTATCTGAAATTATAGCTGCCATTTTGTTTTCCTATGATATTGACGCTGTACCGCCAACTTTATACCAGTTAGAGCCATCAAAAATTAATGTAGCCGTTTGGTTAGCCGTGAAGTCAACTGTTGTGCCTTGTAAAAAGTTAGAAGGAGTTATTGTTTGTGTGCCTGAGTTTGTATCTCTGATTACGTGTAGAATAGTACCAGTAGTAACTGCATCATTAAGTGTAACTGTAGATCCAGTAGCACCAGCTAGTTTTACAATACTTCCTGTGATATCTGTACCCCCACTACCGATAGTAGCACCAGGAGCGACTGATTGTACGTCTGATGCATATTTACTAAGCTTAACTGCTTTATTACCTTTGGCATCAATATCTATACCAACATTTGTACTACCGCCAACTGCTGAGATTGTCACATCAGAGGATGCAGAGTTTTGTACTCGTATTCTATTGTAAGTGCTGCCATAGCTTGTTGCTGTTATAGAGATAACAGGGTTGCCAGAAGAGTCTGCAATATAATCTTCTACACTAGGTCTTTGGACACTTGGTGTTGTTAGTGTTTTATTTGTAAGTGTTGCAGTAGCTGCATTTAAAACGAGTGTGTCACTGTCTGACAATCCAGGAACATTAATGTTATGATTGCCTGTAAGAGCACCTGTAACTATTGTATAACTGTGACTAGAATCGTTATCAAGTAGCTTAACGCCAGAGAATGTACCAAAATCGATATTGGGTGAAGTAAGGGTTTTGTTTGTAAGAGTTTGTGTTGCAGCATCAACTACAATGTTTCCTGCAGTAGCTGGAAAATCAATACTGATTTCAGAAGCTGGATCTGCTGCACCAATCTTAGTACGGAAACTTGTACCGATAATATCTAAACCACTATCTGTAAGTTGAGTTGAAGTACCACCCAAAGTGTCGCCACCAAGAGTTGTATATAACTCTGAAAAGTTAGCATTTATCTTGGTAGAAGCTTGGCGTAAAGTATCGCCAGTTTTGTCGTTAGCTACTGTACCAGTGTTGATTATTTGTCTAGCCATACCTAATCTCTTTGAGTTTATTTACATTATTTATACGTGTACGAATGGATAATGAGCAGAATCCGCTGAGTTCTCTGAATCAAATAGTGTTTGATATCTGTGCTCATCCATAGTGCTGAATGTAAGAACTGATGTTCCAGAATCTTGGTCCATAGTAATAATACCACCAGTATCTGAATCTGACATTCTGAATGAGTTTGGTGAGAGTGCTTCACGTAGCGTGACACTTGATACACTATCGAATGCTGAAAGAGCAACTGTATCGTAATGAAGATGTGCCTCAGTACGTAGCATACCAACACTGCCATCGCCTCTTTCAATAAGAGTGATATCTGCGCTTGGCATAACAGAAGCAATCTCTGTAGATGCAATCTCTGTTGAGAAGGTTGCGTCAACTGGTATACCAGCACCAGATTCTCTAACACTTTGAATCACATTACCGTTTACAAGTTCTAGAACAAGTTCCCCTGCAATGTGCGCACCCGCTGGATGAACAAAAAGTTTATAAGTTTCTAGCCAAGTACTGATAGGAATATCAGACTTGATAAGAACTGACATCACTTGATATCTTTCATCATCAGTAATATATCTCTGAGATTCTGGACCTAGTTTAGAAGCCTCAGTTTTTATCTGTTGTCCTGATGTGTTAATACTGTCAAGGTCATAATCAATATCAGGTCCTACTTTAAAAATATTATCTTTAGGATAAACAACTTGAGGGTCTGAACCATAGAACCCTCTAAAGAACTGTTCGATAGAATACTTTGTACCCTTTGATCGATACAAAAGATTACTAAACTTTATAGCTTCTCTTTTATTAACAAACCCACCAAAGTATGCTTGACCTAAAAGAAGTTCATCTTCAAGATACTGTAACAGTCCTGCTGAAACTTGAGTCGCATCTCTATTTTTATAAAGCTCATGTATCTGATTGGATGGATTACCTTCTTGTTCCATCCACTCATAATAAGCATCAAATAGTTTTATAAGATTTGGAAAATCTTCTGCAAAGTATTCTGGTAATGCGTTTTCAACTTCTGCATGATGCAGATTAAGCAACCGTCTGTTATTGTCAAGTAAAGTTTTATCTTTATGATGAGACATTAGTTATTAGCTTCTGTGATTACGGTTGTTGTTACTGAACGATCTGGATCAAACACAATTCTTTCATTTCTTGTAGGATCAATAACACTTTGGTTTGCAGGTACTGCTGATAGTTTGATTTCAGTAGCACCCCTTTGAATAGCAGTTGGATTGAAGAAGTTTATAGTAACTGTCCCTGCCACAGCATTGAAGCTTCCTACGTTGTCCGTCACCACTTGGTTACCAGCGGCTGTTACGATTTGTAGAATATTGCTACTTAGCTTGTTTTTAATGACACAGTTTTGTGTGTTAAATGTAAACTCATTTGATGTGATAGTATATGTATCGTCATCAGGTGAAGCAATAGGAACAGGGAAAAGCAACTCTTGACTTGTATTGTTTTTTGCTCTTGCCAAAGTATCAACAATATATGTTGAGGTGTTTGCAGTCAAGTTATTATTGATCATATAGTTTGCTGCAGACAAGAATGCTCTTTCAGTTGTGTATGTAAGAATAGCATTTAGTTGATCGTTTGTAAGTGTCACATTCGCTAAGTTTCTAATGACTGTAACAAGAGCTGGTGCTGAAGGAACAAACCTTTGTTGCATTCTGACATCTGCCCTAGATGAAAGAACCGCAACATTAGATTCATCAATATCAGCTAGCATATTTGAACGTCTAAATGCTTGGTTAAACTTACCAGTGTTTGCTGTGAAGTAGCTTGATATTGCTGTATCGACATTAGATTTAATGGTGTTGATAGTTTCATCTGTAAGTTTAGGATTGAACTGGAAAAAAGTGTCTACTTCCACGAATGTTGTTACAGGATCAACAAACCTTAGATTAAACGACACAATCGATAGTTGCGCTGCCAAGTCTAGTATAGCATTCTTTGTAGCATTCTGCGTAGTAGTTGAAACTGTATCCTCAAAAAGAATAGATGTATATACCGCACCATATTCAGGCTTCAATGCATCTTGTCCACCCCACGATACGATATCATTAATGAGTGTAGAATAGTTTCTTAAGATAAGAGAGGAATAGTCGGCGGCTGTCACCATACGGTTTTGTGTTGCGTATTGGAACGGAGCATTTTGTCTGATAGATTCGATAGACTCTTTATCCTCACCACCAACTGAGTTTACCTTCGTAGTTACTGTTAGATCTTCACTGATCACACCAGATGTAAATGTATTTGCTGGTGTAAATGTTGTTGCGCCATTGGCAACTTCACCTTTTGTTGAAAGATATTGTACTTCAATTCTGTTACCCGCTGATGGGGCAATACCAAAGGTAGTACCGTCACCAAAAGACAGTTCAAAGTAACCGTTAGGAGCTTCTTTCAAAATGTAAACTGTTGAGTTCGCATTGATTGTAGAGGCGTTCAAAATGTTTTGATATGTGGTTGATGTTGATGAAGTAGCACTTTCAAAAACTTTTACTGTAACTGTATCAGCATCTATAGTCGTATCTGGAATAACATAAACTGGATTGTCTTCATACTCACCGACTAGGAAAGTCTTGGATCTCAAAGTACCTTCGTAAATAGGTATTTGATTTGTACCGTTTGTAAGTTGGAACTCATAAAAGCCACTGCCATTGTCTGTTGCAGTATAAGCTTCTACTGTCTGAAATGTATAAGCAACATCATCAACTGTTGTGGTAAACTTAGTGTAAGCTGGAAGCGTTACATTAGCACTTCTCCCTGACGCTGATGAGTTAAATGTAATCCTGACTTTAGCTTGTGATGCAGTGTCAGTATCAGGCACATACCCAATGCCCTCTGCTAGTGATACTGCAGATGATCTTAACTGTGCAGTTGGAAGATAAGACTCATTAAGAGCAAAGTTCGCAATAAGAGCATTGATGTGAGTGTTGTATGCTAGCACATCTAAAATATTAGATAACCCAGACGCTTCAAAGTTATAGTCTCTGAACTGTTCTTGATTTGCCAAGTAAGTTTTTAAGTTACTTTTAATATTATCGAAATCTAAAGCTGTTGATCTTATTGTTGTTGCCATCTTATCTCAACCTTGATATTGTTGTTGTAAAGGTTACGAGTTCTTCTGTGTTCACAACCTGATACTCTATTTTTACTCTTATTGAGTTTCCTTCAGGGTCTACACTTACATCTAAGTTTCGTACACTTGCTCTTGGTTCATAAGAACTAATAGCTCTCATGATTGTTTCCGCTAACTCTTCTTCACTGTCATCGTCCACTAGCTCAAATAACATAGCCCTTACATTACCACCAAAGAATGGTTGAAAAGGTTTTTCGAAATGGTTAGTCTGTATTAAGTTTTTCAAAGACTGAGTAACGGCTGCTGCATCACGCTTGACATATATTTCACCATTTGGCTTGGCGGTAAAAGATAAGTCAATATCACGATACAAACGAGTACGACTAGTAATAATAGTACTAGTGTTCTGCGTTCCGTCCTGTTTAGATAATACTCTAGTCGTAGCCATCGTTACTCTCTTTTTACATTATTTATAATGATTATCATCAAACATTATCTGAAACCCACTTAAACCAATAACCAGTTCCTCTACCCGCAAAGGTTGTGTTGTTATAATCCCAGAACCGCTTACGTCCAAGATCTAAGTGTAGGATAGTTCTGCCAAATCCGAAACCAGTAAATCCAGCTTCTTGTGCGGCTTTTACAAGTCTTGTCTTGTCAGCGTTAGACATATTCACTGTACTAATATCAATAGCTTGTCCAGTCCAATGTTGTGAAGTGCCGCCTCTGCTTGGTGGTGTTCTAGAAGTTTTAGGTTTTCTCAATGGTAATGCATCATTGATTAATAGTTTTCCACCAAACTTTTGCTGTAAGATTTTATAGTTTGTATTTAAAAGCAGTGTCATATTTTTCTCTGCTTCTTTAGTTACTTCTGGGTGTGTTGTACCTTTTATTTTTATATCTGGTTGATATGAATACTTGCTACCATCAGGGTAAGTGTAAACCAAAGTATTTAAGTTGATACCATATTCACCACCATCAGATAGCACAATACCATCTGGATCAGAAGGAATATCTATTTTCTCAGGTAGAACTTCAACTAGTTCTCCTTGAGATAGTCTATTGCCATTAAACTCAGTATAAACTTCTCTTTTAAAAGTACCTTTGAAGCTATCATCTATCTCAGGCATTGTTATAATGATTCTGCCAGTAAGTATAGGATTATCGTTTACACAATCATTAGTATCGTAAGATAAAATAAGTTCTTCAAAGTATGCGTTATCTTTAAGATAAACTGCGATATCAAATAGTTTAGTGTTGTTAGATTTACCCTCTGAGTCCACAGCTTTGTAGACTACTGCTCTACCTTT